GCCCACAGCTGTGGGACTAACGCAGATCATTCTGCGTTAGTGTACGTCCGGGAACTCCTCGTAAAAGAGAGCTCCTGTTCGTAGCCCGAAGGAGTGCCAATGGTCGACATCGACTTTTCGCAGGCGGAAAGTACTCAACTCTTGGTAAATACCAGGAGTCGCGTCATCCGCTGTGCTTGAGTCTCTGTCAACAAGGGCACGTAGCGACGACAAGTAAAGACCAGCAGCGAGAGTTTGCTCAAGCCGCTGGAGTCTCCGTTTGTTTGGTGCAAGCCGTAGTTTTGGCTTATCCAGCGAAACGAGAGAATACTTGTCAAACAACCATCCACCCCTCAATGACTTCGGTACGTATTGACTGTACTTAAGCCAGACGAGGTAAACGTCTCGGTGAGAACTACGAAAGGGCTCAATGTTGAGCCATTTACGTAGCCTATTCAAGACGTGGATCAAATCGGAGAGTCTTTCGATCTTCGACTTGAGGTAGATGGGAGTAATGTCGCTACCGTATAGGTAATGACCACCACAAGACTCCCTGAAACCTCCGGTCCAGTGTGATTTTTCACGGTTGGCTTTGAAGCCAAAGAAGTGAAAACACTGAATAACCGTAGGAGCCAGGTTCTTATGGCAAATGATGTCATCACCGTACACGCTTACGCGCTTATCCTCCATCCGCGAGAGAATCGCAATGGCTTTCACCAGTGAGAAGAAGATTAGACTCTCCAACTCAAAGGTGAAACCATTCCCCATCGAAGAGAACATCGCATTTTCGCGATATTTTCCTCGATACGAGGTATACCTGCTCCTCAAATCGTCGAGAAGCTGGAACCATTTCAGGGGAAGGAGGCGGCACACGAGAGCCGTGGTAACAGTATCACTCGCAGAAGAGAGGTCAATGGTAGCGAAAACTTTCCATTGCCTCGCGAGGTTTCTGTTACGGGACTGATCGTTAAGATCAATACCTGCCTTGCGGCGTAGACGATCTCGAAAGAAATCGCCTACGGCCCGTTGCGCAAACATGTTTAGATCGGGTTCTTTTGCAGCAACCCGATCTATCTCACTGTTCTTCGGGACAGTGAACAAAACGTTACCAGGAACAATCCTGCATCCTTCGATACAGGAGTCCCCTGTTAACGTGTGCCAGGTTTCAAACTGTCGGAACCATCCGATAGTACGAAGCCAACACGCGTAAGTAACGTCTGCCTTTTCGGCGTACTTTCGCGCGACCACACCAGGAAGCTTACGCTTCGAGGTAGAGGCCCCGTTCGAGAACGATCCGAGCATTTGGTCGAGATCGGGTTCCTCACCGATTATCTTAACGATAATCTTTGAGGCAACCGATAAGACGTGCTCAGAAGAGAATAGTGTCGTGATCCCGTCCTTGTTTGCCTTGCGGCATCCACGGAAGAATACTTCACTATTCCAAAGACGATTATTCGTCTTTTCGTTCCGCCGTTCGACCGAAAGCCATTTTGTAATGGCAGCTGCGCGACGCTCGCGTGCGTTAACAGGTGAGTCCTTATCAACATATTTGCTGAGGAACTCCTGTTGGAGATACTTAAGTCGTTCCGTGTCAGGAACGATGCTAAGTAAATCCCGCACGAGATTATCGTGTAGCCAGGTTGGAAGCAGAGCATTCGCATCTTTGCGAGATCTGTTCATAGGGTGTCAACTCCTTGAAGTGTTATCCCCTGGGGTTATCCCAAGAGAGGAGCGTAGTTGATCAGTAGATCGACTGCGCTTTGACGATCGTGTCTTCCACCAGAACCTTGCCAGCAGAAAGAGCGTTCGCAAACATGCCAACGGCATTGTTGCGTTCGCTTTCCGTGCTGTCAGCGGCAAAGGTGAAAGTCGCATCGATGTAGGCCTCCCGGAGGAGCACAGTACGTGCAACTCCGTTCACCGTTTCGGTGGTCACAACGGGGACCTTCAGCTTCACGACGCTCTTGACGCGACCGTTTACACGGCGCGAAGAGATCGAGAAGATCATATCCTCGATTGGAGCTCCTGAAGAACCAGCCTTCACAACCGTCGCAACCTCATCTTTGAGGGAACGAGGGATGAAGGTGTGGTTCACGGGGGTCGTCTGCCGGTCTGTGAGGACCAGGTTTTGCAGTGCGGGCATGTATTACCTCATTGCCTGCTGTAGGACCATCGCTTGCAGCGTGATCAGTTGGTTGATGTTGACAATCGACCGGCTGGTAACCGGAAGACGGTTCGTATCCAAGAAGATCTTGGTACGTTGAAAACCAATCCCACGAATGTGAGTTCGAGGGCGACTGCCAGAGTAATCTCCGGTTCCCGAGTATGTGTGAAGTTGCACATCCCCGGTAGCGAAGCTTACATCGGATCGATAGCCATCAACTTGTTTACACAAGTTGGACAGCCTGAGTCCCTGTAGCCATTGACCGATTGGTAGGAACCAATCGATAATGAAACTATAAGGAGTCACAGCCCACAGGGTGTCAAGAGGACTTAAGCCAGTACTGGCAATCCAATTGGCCCAATGGTTCTCGTAAACCACAATGAAAGTGGTACGACTACGTTGAGTACATTCACCGTTGACTTCAACGGTTGGGTACAACGACTGAGGCGAAGCGGAAGCTTCTCTCGTCCGTTCGACTTTACGAGGTTTCGTAAAGCGTTCAATCGTATTCGTGTATTCGAGAAGCTGATCGACCGTCTGAGCAATCGGTGCGACGGCGTATTTCCACTCCAGGTATGTACCTGGAGCGTTTTTACGCCCGAAGCGCTTTCGGAAAATCCGTGCGACCTCTTTCCAGTTCCCCTTTAGCACAGCTAAAAGAGAGCGGAGGAGATCGACGAGGATTCCTTTAACGGCTTTGACCGTACCGGTCAATTCCACTAGCGCTTCGCCAAAATCTGCTGCCATGTTATAGACAGCAGATCGGGCATCCTGTTCCGAACCCCAAGTAAGGTGGTAAGGAAGGTTTACGAGTCCAGCTTGGGCGTTACACCCAGCAGGACCCTGCCCAAGGTTCGTACATTGGTAGTAAGCATCCTGTTCCACTGCCCAAAAGGCAGAACTACCAGGCGAAGAGTACCTTTTAAAGTTGGCACTGGCACCGGTTGCCCGGATGACAATGCGCTTGAAGTTAGTACTCTCGCGATAGCCGGGAATTATGTTACTAGGCTGCCCAAATTGTGGGACAGTTTTGTAACACCTGGCTATTACGGCCGCGGTAGATGGTTCAGGAGTACCCCAGCTACTTTGACTCGAGTGTTTCCGGCGACGCGTTTGCACGCCGGGCTTGAGTACATAGTATCCGGGGGAATTAGTATGGGCAGGAACTCTTGCCATACTAGTTCTCCAAGTTCGACTTGGAAGGGGGTACCAACCCCTCTTCACCACCAGGAAACTGGAGGTGGTAGGAGAGCGACTTAAGACAGTCGAGAAGGAGTCTTTCTCCGTTCTCAACAGTCTGCGCTCCCAAGATCAACAGAAGAGCTACTGAGACGAAGAAGAATCCTTTAACGAGGAATACATTCCACATCTCAGAACTCCTGTTGTTCTATTTAGGGGCACCTTCGGGTGCCCTTACGAGTTGACAAGCTTGCGCATGCGCGCAAACCGATCAACAGAGCCAGAAATGGCCGGTCTCATGACCATCTCACCCACGAAAGTGGG